CAGGAACTTTCCCGCGAGAACGGCAACGCCCGCGAGCGCGCAAAAGAGCGCCACGCCAATGGGCGCGAGAAACAGGAATACGATTATTCCGGCTGGTTTATTTGACGGCATTTATTTCTCCTTCCCTATATCTTACGTCACGTTGTCGCCGGTTGTCAAGGGGTTAAAACGGCACTTCATCCGGCAGCGCTCCCGCCGGTTCCCACTTCCATACCTTCATCGCCTTGCCGCCCGGTTCCCATGTACGCGCTTGCACAAACCCTGAGTTCTGTACCGCTTGCAGGAACGAACGCCGTGATATCCGTACCATGTACCGATCATCTATCGCCATGCGTTCGATATCCGCTTGATCGACCGTACCGCCGCCCGAGTTGTTTTCCTTCCACTTGCGCAAGAGCTTCATACACGCTTCATAATCGCTATACGTTATGAGCGCGTCCTCGCGGAGTCCGTCCATCATCGCGTTCAGTTCGTCGCTTGCCTTGCACGCTTCAAGTATTTCATCTGTTGTCATTTTGCACACCATACTTTGATAGTACGCGTGGAGACGCTTTGCGAGCGTCTGATTATCGCGCAAAAAATCAAGGTCGATATTTTTAAGCCTAACTGGATTAAAACGCCTATTGCCCGTTATGTCAACCAGGTACTGACCCGAGTTATCCGTACCGATACAAGAGAACGTGAGCGGAGCGTGGCACTCGCCTTCGACGTATTTTATGTTTAAGTCGCCGAACCGCGCAGACGTGAACGACTTTATTTTCTGTACGTCATCGTTTGACTTCATGACGCCCATTTCGCCAATCTCAACGATAAGTTTGCCGCGACATTTTTTTACCGTCTCTTCGCTACCGAAGGACTGCTTGAGGCCGTTACCCAAGTCTATATAAAGCAAATCATCGCACGCGAGCCACTGGCAGAGCGTCGTCTTGCCGATACCCTGCGGGCCTTCGAGGACTGGCACGATATCGTTCGCAATTGGCCCGAGATAGTCGCCTGTTTCTGGGTGCTTGCGCGTTCCGCGTATACGTCCGTGCATACGAATAAAAAACTTGTGGAATAGTTCGCGATATAGTTTTTCCTCGCGCTCGCATCGCTTGACGAAGTCCTCTGGGTCTTCGCGCGGCTTGCGTTCAAAACTAAATGTCAACGCCTTCATAAACTCGTCCAACACGCTCGCGTCACCTTCGCCGTGTTCGATAATAAGCGTGTCCATATAATCGGCAACGCGATTGAACTTGCTATTTTTTATCAGCACGTCTTTGCAGATTCGTTCTTTTATTTGTTTCGTTACATGGTTCGCCTGTATGCCCAGCTCGCGGAGTCTTCGCTCAAGCGCACCATCGTACAAGTCTGTCGAGTCATACGCGGTTGCTTTCATACCGGTTGTGTAGTCGTATTTGATAGAGTTCCGTATCGCGGGGTCTTCATCGACAAGCCAATAAAACCAATCGTTGCGGACGCGCGTCACGGGCTTGCCGTCTTTATCCTGCGAATGTATATACACATTTTCAAGTACATACTCGCGGAACTCGTCGGTTATATGCGTTTCAAGTTTTGTCGGTCGGCTCTCCGGGAGCGTCACCGGGACAACGGCGAGCGGATTAGCGGGAACGTCGGCAAGGATAATCGCTTCGAGTTCTTCGCGGGTTGCACCGTCTTCTACCGCGTCCGCAAGATCCCATCCTTTGACCGCGTTGACCGGAGGATAGACCAAGTGCGCTTTAATATGAAGATCGTCTATAAGCGCGCCGATAGCCTTGCGTCCCGCGGCGTCCGCGTCGAACGGATACCACACCTCGCGCCCCATGAGCGGGTCAAAGTCGGTCTGTGCCGTGTTACCCGCGCCGCCATACCAACCAACGGCCACCCAATCGTCCCCGAGTATCGGTTGCACGACTGACGCGGTTTTCTGTCCTTCGGTAAGTAGCACGCGCGCGTTAGGACGTTCGGCAAGGGCGCGTAGTCCATAGAGCGGATACTTGACGCCATGCAGGGCTTTCATGCGCCACTCGATAGCCTTGCCGTCAGTCCAGAGCGTAAACGGGATATCTTGCTTTTTGCCGTCCGTCCCGATAAACCGGACGATCATCATGGCAGTACGCCAGACTTGGCCGCACTTAACCTCAAGCGGCCAGCGGCGCGTCTCGCCGTTCTGCGGCTTTAGTTCCGGGGCGTCACGGTGTCCGCGAGTGAGTTGATACCAGGTGTCAACGTGTTTGAAATCTTCCGGCATAGGGAAATAGGACGGATCATATTTTGCAAGGATATCGCGTGCGGCGTCGATATTGCGCATGCCGTTGAGTTTTGCATAAAGCGTCACCGAATCACGCCCGACAAAATCATCGTCTGCGTTGTCGATAAACTTTCCGTTCGTTAGGTTTATTAAAAGACTACCCGCGTGCCGGTCGTCCCTCGTTGGGTTGAGTACAATGTACTCTGCTCCGTTTATATTACCGCCGGGAAGCCATTCTCTGATATGGTTCAATCCGATGCTATTAACATACGAGAAGTCTATCGGCATTTAGTTACCTTCTCGCGCAAGATAGTTCATATGAGAGATAAGCGCGGCTTCCGTGCGATATAGTTTTGACTGATGATCGTAATATTTTTTTATCGGCTGTAATTGGCCCGTCTTATATTCAAGCGTTTTGACAAGCGGGCCGAAAGCAAAACCCATAACGCAACGGTTTCCTTCATTCGTACACACGGCAAGACGCCATGGCAATGTATCGTATTTATGGGACATATCGGACATCACTCCTTAATAATCACGCGGTAGAACATTATCATCCTACCGCGCTTGTTTGTCAAGTGTTAAAACGGGGGCTGGTCGGCTGCCTGGGCGGGCGCGGCGGTTGCGGTTGAGCCTCCCGACACCCTAATAGTCGGGCATCCTTCAACCGTAAATACCAGCTTGCTACGGGGCTTGCCGGATTCCTTGTCTTCCCAATTATCCTGCGTGATCTTGCCGTTGCCGGAAAAGTACGCGCCCTTGACGATTTTCTGAATCCACGGCGTCGGGTTTTTTGTCCAGTATTTCAGGTCGATAAATACCGGCGTCGTCTTCCATTCTTCGCCTTCTTTCTTCCGGTCGTCGTTATTCGCAACGCGGAACTCCAGAACCGTCCACTCCGCGTTGACCGACTTGACCGTCGGGTCGCCGCAAATGTTGCCATCGATAAAAAATCCGTTCATGGCTATATAGCCTCCTTATTAGTATCCGTCTCTGCGGGCGGATCGGTAAACGTGATTATAGTGGCATATCCACTATTGCGTCAACTCTTGTCCTTGACCTCCGTAAGCTTGTATATCTTTCCACTGATCAATACGGCGCGATCTTCGCGGATCGCGTCTTTATAGAAACCTTCGATTAACCATGCGCCGATACATATACCGACGATGAAAGCGATACCGGCGAGGATCATTTGTCAACGTCCGAGGTTACGCCGGAGCGTTGTTCAGAGAAGCGCGGGAACGGCTCGGTGCCAAATAGCTTGTATGGTTGTTTTTTTTGCGTACACTCCGCGCATTTTTTCGCGTGGTATGATTCGGCGAAGTCTTTTATAAGCGATTCGGCCATAAACGAATCATACCCCATTGTTTCATCGAAACATATTGCGCGTATTCTATCGGCAACATCCATAGCGTCATCATCAGCCGGTTTTTCAAGTTCCGCGAGGGCAGGACAACCGTGCTCGTGGCCTGTTTGTCCAGACCCGTCTCTTTTTGCTCCGCAGTATTTACAGATAACTGGCATATTCTACTCCTTTAGTTGAAAATAGTGCTTTTCTACTTAATTGGTTGAATTAAGTGTATTCCTTTGTCTTTTCGAGAAGTTCGGTTACTTTTGCAAGCATAAACGCGCCGCCAGAATTGACCGCCATATCGTTTATGCCTTCCCGCATTTCCTTAATAAGCGCTTCCTGCTTGTCGATAATCTCTCGGGCGTCGAGGAGATCAAGTGCAAGTTCATATGTAGTTATTCCTGTCACTTGATCACGAAAATTATATGAGGTTGAGTATATTTTCTTTACCTGTTCATTCGATACCCTAAACGGTTTCATCTCTTCACCATCCTTTTAATGAACCTTGATATGTGCGAGGGAATAGTTTCTCGCCAATAGTATTGGTTGCTGCATATTATAAAGCAAATAGGAAGCCAATCTGGATGAGTTGAACATACACGTGTGCAGTTATTACATTTTGAATCATTAAACTTAGCAACGTACGTTCTCCCGTTATCCTTTATCTTGCGCATTACTGGCCTGCCTTTAGAGCGGAAAGCATGGAAATGATCTCTTGTTTTGGATATACGGTGTCGATAAGACCAAGCATTTCCTCCAGCACCTCGATTTTTGCCAATCGTTCGGCGGAGCGGAATCCTGCATAGAAGCCAAGCGCAAGTTCTTGTTCGTGCGGCTTGTACTGATCATAAAAAGTTTCCTCTTCTTTTGTGCAAATAACAGATTCACACCACTTCTCAAACTGCCTGTTTATCTTTTCGTCAGCCATCTTACCATCCCTCCTTCCACTCATCGAGTAGTTTAAGCGACGCGTTAACATATCGCCGCGTGCTTTTGGGAATATCTTCCCATCGCTTCATACGGGCCACGTGTCCTGGCCCCCAGTTATACGCAACCAAGCCAATATATAGGCTTCCATTATACCGACGCACTAGATCGGCTAAATATGCGCATCCGATTGTAGCATTATGTTCAGGATTACGCCAATCGTATCCTGTGCGAGGCGTGCCGTCTGCGCGCCTGAAATATTTCCATACCAGTTCAGGTTCCCATAGTTTGCCCGTCTGGCACAGACCGCGGTCTTTACCGTCAGTCGATACGGCCATCGGGTTAAACCGTGACTCGCCATATGCTAGCACGTGCGCCATGCCGCGCGATAGTCCCGAGTCCTGTTCCTTTTGCGCAAGCATTGCGGCCATATCGCGCGGCTCCTTCCAATCGCCAGGGCGTTCTGCAAATGCGCATACAGAACATACGAGACACGCCATCATACAGGCTACTCGGTGCATTTTGGTTTATCCATGGCGTCTTGTATAATCTCCGCTATGCGTTCTACCATGGACACGCCGCCGTATATATGGGTGCCGGTATATCGCAATACAAGGGCGTCAATCTCTGTCGCCGCTATTTTCGCTTCAATGCTCGCCACGATGCACCCTCCCGCTCGCGAGTACTACCGCAAGGCCGGTAAGGGCGAGTACGGCGGCGACGATGGTCATAATTATTATACCGGTCATCTCTTAATCTCCTCCATATCAACATGGTTAGTTATAAACGCGCCCGCTTCCGGCGAGTGCGTTATCGCGATTGCCTTCCCGCCCGTCTCATCGAAATACGCCGACTGCATTTCATAGTAGCCGGGAAGGTCTTTCAAGCCGATGAACGAATCCGCTTCGTCAAGGATTACCGGCGTATATTCGGTTTTCATACGCTGCTTGCGGACTTTAACCAGCGCCCATGTATACGCGGCGTTCAAGAACGACTTCTCGCCGACCGAATGTTTAAGGAACGATTTTTCTCGCCCTGTCTCCTTGTCGATCACGCGGATATCGAACCGGTCAACCTCGCCGTCCTTTGTCACCGTCTGGAACATATACCGGCCAGAGCGATACGGCGTTATCCGGTGTGTTGCTTCGCGGTCGATGCTATCAAGTACGGCGTCAAGCTCCATCGCGGGGATTTTCGCGGGCGCAAGTAGCGCGTCAGTCGCCTTCCATGACGCGAGAGACGATACCAGATTATCTACCTCGACGGTCATTTTGTCAACACGTTTTTTCGTATCTTCGGCATCGGATAGTTGCAATTCGATACGCGCAAGTTCACTTGTCAGCGCGGTAATGCGCTCTCTAGCGGCGTCCACGGCGCGGGCGGCGTCGGCTTGCGCGCGCTCGGAGGCGGAGATATCGACGGGCGTGGCGTTGATCGCGGCGGCGTCACGGGCGGCGGTGTTGCGGCGTGCTTCAAGTGACGGGATCATCTCGCCTGCGATAATACCGCGTTCGGCTTCAAGTGCGGCGGCGTTCTCGATAGCCTGGCGATAGCGGGCGACGTCATCGTCGGACAGTCCGCGCGGGGGCAACGTCACGACAACGGGCGCGCGCGAGTCAGCAAACGATAGCGCGGCGAACTCGCTCGATAGCTCGGCGGGTATTTCCGGCTCTTGCTCTACTGGTTCGGCGGGACGCTCGGTAACGGGCGCGATGGTTGCGCGGAGTGCGGCAACGCGAGCAGACGTATCAGCGTCGATATATCCGCATTGCGGGCAGGGCTTTTCGATGAGCGCAATTTCGCGGAGCCTGGCGGCGTTCGACGCCTCGATCCCGGCAATACGCGCGCACTCAAGATCATGCGCCGACTTTGCCGCCTTGTATGCGTTCGCACCTGCTTGCCGGATTTTATCTATCTCGGCTTGTATCTCGCGGAGCCTGGACGCGCGGAGTTCGTTCTCGTGCCGGATTTCGGCGTTGACACGTTCGGCGTTATTATACTCGACAAGCGCGGCGTCATATACGCGCTTCGTTTCGGCGTCCGTTTCGAGCGAGGCGCGAATAGCGGGAATACCGGCGAGTTGCGCGTTGATAGCGTCTACCCGGCGTGTTTTCTCGGCTATTGTGGCGTCAAGCTCGCGCGCCGTTGCTTCAAGCGTCGCCTTGCGGTCAAGTTCGGCGCGGGCGGTGTTAGCGCGGGCGCGTTCGGACGCGAGAAACATATTGGCGCGGTCAAGGGCAAGCGAGATGTTCGAGGCGGTTTCGTTTGCGATTGAAAGAAGCGAGTTTACATCGTGTTTCCTTTGGGTCAGCGCGTTAGCGTCCATCATCCCGGCTTTAACCGTCTCAAGCTCAACCCGCTTGCGGTCAAGCGCTGCGCCAATTTCGGCTATACGATCAAGCGCATATCGCTTTTCCTGCGTTCGGTCGATACCGGCGATTGACTGCACAAGATCGCGAATAGTCGTCATCGTCGCGGTCATAAGGCCAGAGTCAAACGGGCCTTGTAGGGGCTGAACATAGAAGCTAGTCTGCAAATACTCGGCAAGTAATCCATACCGCGCTTCACACTCGGCCATCATCTCGTCAAAAGTTAGCGTCTTGTCCTGGACCGGCACGCCATCAATCTCGAAGAAACACTCCGTTTTCGGCGTCTTGGTATGCGCGCCTTTTATCGTGATTAAATGATGGTGCTTCTGTCCGTTGAACGTTATCCATTTTTCAATGCCAGAGTCCGGCGCGGTGAAAAAATCCTTAATTGCGGACTGCCTACCTGAATCGGTATTCTTGCCAATAAAGCACGGATATGGCGTCATCCATCCGGCGGCGCTCGACTTGCCGGTGCCGTTCTCGCCTGCGAGTTGCGTAAGTCCAGGCGCGAACGATGCAACATTGGCGTCAACGGTGCGCCCGTCGAACAGGATGCACCCCGTAACGCGAACGCGGTCAACCGATATCACGCGCGGCGGCGTATCGATATGTTTGACGGTTTTTTCGATTTCATCGAAACAGGCCGCAACGTCGGCGGGCAACTCGGGATCGAACAGCCGGGCGAGTTCGGTGAGTGTTTTTGCCGACTCAAGGGCTTCCGTGTCCACGCGGCGCGATACGGCGGTGCGCTCGGCCTCGGTGCGGCGGCTCCACGGATGGATGCCGGTAGAGGGTAATTGCTGACTCTCGTCGGACGCTTCAAGCCAATATGCGACGGTAGGGTCGTATACGTCGATCGGAGCGGTGAGCTTTACGCGCATGGGCGTGCCGTAGGGGATACGGGAGATAGAGACGGCGGCGTCGATGGTAACGAGGTTCATGGCAGGTATGAACCCAGTCTTCCCCCAGCTATTGCGATCAATTCCCGCAAAACCGGCATAACCTCCGCATATCTTCCGCGACTCCCACGGACTATGAATATGCCCCAGCGCCCATCGCGTCAGTCCTGCACGTTCAAGTGTATCGGTTTTTATAACGATATCGCTACGTTTTAGGATGTTATCCGACTCGAAGGCGCGGTCGGTTGCGTCGGACACGTTGCCGTGTAGCAAGCCAATCGCCGGTACGTTCGGCATAAGCGCGCGCATAGGAGCGATTTCGTTGTCGATAAGATCATCGACAAGTTTAAGTATTTCCGCGTTCGCTCGTTCGGCGTCAGTCGTCGGATGATCGGCGAGATAGGAGTCTTTCGTTATTTCGGGGATGCCGAACAAGAGTGCGTTTGGGTCGCGCGCAAACGGCGGATCAGCCGGGTTAAACGCTTTTATCTCAAAATACGTATCGTATCCGTGTTCACTTTTCCATAATCCGTACATTTCCCCAGGATTAAGCATCTTAACCCATTGAGATAGCGGCCCGTAGCTTCCGGGCGCGTCGTGCGAACGTGTACCATATACGGCAACGATAGGACATATAGACCGTAATTCACGGACAAATGCAATCGCCTCGTTAATGCCGCCTTTGTCCGTGGCAAGTATGGCGGCGTCCCAATAATCGCCTACAAGTGCCACGAAGTCCACTTCGTTCTTTTTTGCGGCTTCGATAATCGCGCGCTCGATCATGCGGCTTGTTTCGCCCCACGCCGGATTGCGGTGTAAATCAGGACATTCCAGGTATTTTACCATATCTCATCACTCCTTTATTCCGTTATATACTTGCTACGCCATAATGTCAAGCGTCGTATATGCGATAATAGCATCATTATTTCGTTTCTCCATTGTCGTTCTTCAAACAATGATGATTCTTTTACAACTTTAACCTTGTTGCAAGAAACATAAAGAAGTCCCCATTTTTCAGGAACATCGTTAATCGGTATCAATTCTTCATCGCAAATATAATACCGCAATGATCCCATACCCATAAAATCGGGTTGCCTCCACGGTTTTTTTGAGTCGGCGCGAAAATCTGAAATACTTGTCTTTGCCTCAAGTACAATAGTTTTATGTCCAGTGAATCCGATTGCGTCCGGTATTTCCCCTGCCTGCGTTACTAATTCCGGCAAAACTACGCTACAGGCAGAGTGGCCAAAGGGTGATCCATTTTTATACGGCCTTTTTTAGCCATTTGACACCGATGGTAATTAGTTCAGAGTGTGTAATTTGTCAACCCCTTTTATACAAATAAATACGCCCGCCATCTCTGACGGGCGCACGTCCTATCGTTTTATCCCCTGCGATATACGCATTTCGACCGGTACGGCGGTTTCGATTGCCGCGAGTACCGATAGCGCTTTCGGCCAGTACGTCGCGTCCTCGGTCGCCTTCGGCGTTGCGTTAAGCCACCCGAGTATTTTCCCCGCCGTGTCGGCGTTTGCCTCGGGGATGAGCTTCCCGTCGCGATAGACAGTCAACACGCGGATAAGCTCGGCGCGCTGATCGGGCGCGAGAGTAGCCTTGACGGCTATTTCGGCGACGGTCTCGACTGGCTCGGTCGGCGTCGGCTCCGGGGCTGGCGGCGGCGTGACATTGCGCGGCTCCGGGGCGGCGGGCGATCCAAACAACGCCCGGCTCGCTCCCGCACTACCGTTGCCCTGGCTCAGGGCGCTTACCCTGGCGGCGGACTCAAGCTTGATCTGCGCATTGCTCTTGACGATCTTCGCGAAAATAAACCGTCCTTCGCTCAAGTCGGCATCGGTATATCCGGTCTTGAGGCACGCAAGCTCGCGGATAACCTTTACTTTACACTTGGTATCAGCCTTGCCCATTGCCTTGTCGAGCAAGTCGTTGAAGTGGACGCGGCGCTTGTACTTGGTGTTGTACTTATACTCATGGAACGATTTCTTGCCATTCCACTCGGTTTCATACCCTTCGCGTCCGTACTGGTCTTTGACCGTTTTGGTATAGCCTTCGCTCGCGAGTTCTTCCTTGTCCCATAAGCCGGTACACTCGATCCATGCGTCCTCGATATGGTCGCGGACGATGGTGCGGCTTGACCCGTCCTCTTGCTGCACGCGGCCCGACTTGGTAGCCTTGTAGCCGGTCTGCTTGCGGACGATAACGGGCGCGGGCGTCATTTCCATGCGTGAGAGGTCAACTTCCGTATAATACGGCTCAAGTCCATTTACGTCGTCGCACGCAATACCGCGCGCCTCGGCGATATCGTACATGAGCTTAGTTCCGGGATACCAGGAGGGGTTGGCTTGGCTCCCGACGTTGGTCATGCTCTCGGTTTTGTTGAACCTTACCTCGACGGCTCGCGCTTCAAAGGTTTCCGGCAAGGACTCCAGAAAGTCCATATTAACGTATACGACGGGATCGCCGGGGCGTGCCGTGTTGATGCGCTGGATAAGCGCGTTGTCTCCGATGATGGTACTCATTTTACCACTCCTTTCTTAACGATCTTCCTCTTCCAGTCTCCGCGCGCTTCAAGCGCCTCGCGTACCATGCGGCTACGCTCGCCATGTGGCATAGCGTCCCGCATTTCCCGCTCGACAAATACCGTCATCGCTACGGGGTCTTCTAGTTCTTTTTCTCGGCTCATGGTTACCTCCTTTTTATTCCATCATCTCCAAGAAACCTACGGCCACCTCGCGTCCATCGACCGTCGCGATGTCGGCTGGCGTCTTGCCACGAGCATACATACGATGCAAATAAAACGTAAACATACGTCTATCATTGTCGGTATGCAGGATAATCTGCGCCTCGTTCTCGATCCGGGCTAGTTGTTCATCCATTGCGTCGCTCCTTTACACTGTTATATATTAGATATTACACGCTGTCAAGGCGGCAAAGTAAAATACATTTACCGCTATTTTACTTTTGATGCCTAGAGTAAATTATACCTGTCACGCTCGCCTACTAGCACGTATATCGCCACGCGACGCGCCACACTCGGGATCGTCTCGCGCCATACGCGGTTAATACCGTCACCACGGGCGCATGAGACGCCTACCGTGTCGTATCGCGTCGATTTAGGGCAGTTCCCCGCATGCCCCCTAAACGCGCAACCCCGACACGTAAGCCTGAAAAACGGGAACCATATCCGCAATCGATACGTTAAACCGTTAGTCACGTATTTCATACGCCCTCCGTTGTACCGAGAAGATGCTCGTTCCCTTCGTAGGGGATGCAGTGCATCCATTTGCCCGACGTGCAAACAAACGAGTAGTCGTTTTCTATTGTATGAGAAAATAATTCTGCGCGCCATGTTTCGCCACGACCATCCCTCACCAGCACCTTGTCGAACGGCTTGAACGTCTGTTCATCTTTAGCGGTCGTCAGGGCGAGAAAGTCGGCGGCGGTTATGGCGGTGTTTCCGTCGCTCGGATAAGAAGCAATATCGGAATGATGTTTTATTTCCCCCGACGCTTCAAAAGTTATCGCTTCCGCTTCTCGCGAAAAATCCAAGTCGGGATTGTTCTTTGTGTATCCAAGAGACTCGCCGTGCTTGTAGCACTCCTTGTAGACGACCTCGCGGACTTTACCCTCGTACATCGATAGATCGATCTTATATGCTTTCATTCCTTAACCTCCTCGAAGAGCTCCGCAGTGCTCAAGAATCCCCAGCATCCATCGGACGAACCAGGGTTTTCATGACCGAGAAACCCGGCTAAGGCCCGCTCGTTATTTGCTTTCGTACATTCATGCGGTTCGCCGTCGAGCAGAAAATCCATAGAACCTTCACTATTCCATACACCCGGCCTTTCCTTGCCGCCGATCCATCGATACTTCTTACCAACCTCAAAACGTTCGATCATATGTATCTCCTTATCTATGATAGTATGCCAACTTGACGCGGTTGTCAATGGTCAAGATTATCAATCTCCAGCTCGATATACCGCCTGAAATACGCGTCGCCAAAGCCGCGCATGTGTCTGAAAAAATCAATATCGCCTTCTTTAATTTTTAAGTTGATCGCCCAGTTTTCTACTATCGCTTGATAGTCCTGACCGATAAGATCAACCCATTCAGTGAGTGCGTCGCCTAGCATACCGGATTTTGCGCGCTTCGTAGTCTTACATTTTTCGCAGAATATACGCCCGCCTTCTTTATCGATGATGATGCTCACCTTTGGATGGTTGGCGTATTTAGGTTTGCGGCAATACGGACACTTTAATGCGTGTATCTTTTCGATATATATCATTTTACCAAAGCCTCCATGTCTTGCATCAAGTACCCGATCTGTAGCATTGCATCGGGGCATTTGTCGTCATATATCGCCTGCAATAATTCCTTACACTTTGCCAGCAACAGTCTTGACGTGCTCGCCTCTGCAAGCGTGCCTACCACCTCGCCAGGCGCAACGCCCGCCTCCGCGACCTTATCGAAGAGTATTACCGCGTCCTCGATAACACCGCTCGCGCTCTGTCCGGTGGCATGTTTTTCTATAATCCTATCAATCTCCAAGTCCATCGTGATAGTTTTATTCATGCGCTTGCCGGTGCAACCTTCTTTTACCACAACCGGACGCCCTGGCTTTCTGATCGGTTTTTTCTCCAATCCCTTGTCGATAAGATCGTCAACTATCTCGCTCATTCTACTTGTAGTAACGTTTGCCCCCTCAAACTTCTCGTATTCTTTCATGTATCCCCGTGCTTTTTGCTCGGTAATACCCAATTCGACCTGAAGTCTTTTGTAGCAACAAAGGTTTTCGTTCATAAAATCTCCCTTAAAATCATGATAAACCATGATTCAAAAAGCGTCAATAATAATTACGCAATACTAGATAATACAAAAATACGTACATAATAATGCACTATTTTTAATTTATACATATTGTGTATGTATATAATTACACCGTTTTACCCCTATTTTCCTATATTTCTCTTTTATTATCTCTTTATATTATAAGGATATATAAAATATAGAATAGGGGGTTCAACTGGCTAGGGCAAAAAGGGGTATATTAATGTAATTATATAATTAGAATACGTACTTATAAATAACCCTTTTTGGTTGACCCCATGAGTAGACGCGAGAAGCTAGACCCAAAGGAACACGTTTGCGGCGAATGGAACATTATATCGCTTAACCGATACCTTCCTTTGTCGAACGGGGATCGCGACCCGGTACTACGTGAACTGACGCCCGAGCAACTGGAACGCGCGGCACTTGTAAAAAAAGCAAAAGAATTGTATGATACTGGTGTATCTATATGTCAGATAGCGCGAGAGATCGGCATAGCGCAACCACTCATTAGCCACTGGAAGGCGCTTGAATGGTGCGTTGAGATTAGACTACCAAGAAAGAAGAAGGGATAGTATGGCGAAGAAGGGCGGAAATCCTCAAAACCTAAAAAAAACATTAACCGCGAAAGAAGCGCGAGAACTCGGGTCAAAGGGCGGGAAGCGATCCGTTGAGGTTCGGCGCGAGAAAAAACGCATGTCCCAAATATATGCCGAAATACTTGCTGATAAAGCAAAGATCGACCTTGAGGGAGACGGCAAACTCAAAGAGATGACCGGCGTCGAACTGGTCAAGGAAGTATCCAAGCGCATTCTTTTGTCGGGAGGTTCTCCAGCCGTTTCGCTTATCAAGGAATTGCGCGAGGGAACGGAAGGGACGAAAGTAACACTTGACGGTGAGCTTGACGTTAACACCATGAGCGCCGCAGATCGAAAGAAGCGGCTTGCGGAGCTGGAAGCGAAGCGTAGTAAAAAATAAATGTTAACACCAGATGAAGAAATCGAACTCATAAAATTATACGAGTCCTTCGAGAGCGACGATGCGCGCGCTCGGCATATTGATTTTATGGACTATTGCTGGATGAAGAAAGAGCCTTTCGTTAAGGGTTTTCACACGTACCGCATTTGCGAAGAGATTGACCGGGCTTTCGAGCGATTCAAAAAAGGCGAGTCAACCTACTTGCTTATTGCCGTTCACCCAAGGGCCGGGAAAAGTGATTTGGTATCCCGCTATCTCGGCGCGCACTTCCTTGGCGAGTTCCCCGATAAAGAAGTCATCCAAGTATCCTATCAGTCGAACCTGGCCGCGACGTTTTCATCGTTCGGACGCAATGTTGTGCGCTCGGATAAATATCAATCGCTCTATCCGCATATTCGCTTGTCGGACGAAACAAACAAGAAAGACGACTGGCTATTGGTGAATGACCGTAGGCAGCCGACCGGCGGGCGACTCTACGCCGCTGGATTACAGTCGGGTCTAACGGGCAACGGATACCATCTCGGTATCCTTGACGACTATTGTGCCGGACGCGCCGAAGCCGAGTCGGAAGTGTTTCGCGATAAGTCGTGGGACGCATTTACGAATGACTTTATGACACGCCGCGCCCCGGTGTGCATTACCATCGTACTCGCCACGCAGTGGCACGTTGACGATATAAACGGGCGCATAAAAAAAGAGATGACCAAGAATCCGGACTTCCCGCAGTTCAAGGTTTTGGCATTCCCGGCGCGAGCGAGCGATTATCACGGAGAGGGTAAATATCCCGCCGAGTTTCTTTTCGAGGAACGTTACGACAAAGCATGGTATCGCTCACAATATGCAACGCTCGGGAAGTACTCCGCCGCCGCGCTCTTTGATTGCGACCCGTTTATCAGAACAGGCGGGCGCATACCGTCCGAAGGCATTGTATACACCGACGTCATGCCGTCGATTCAAGAAGTCCAGTGGATGCGCGTATGGGATTTGGCGCATACGGCCAAGCAGCGCAATGGCGATGACCCGGACTGGACGAGCGGAACGCGATTGGCGTTTACCAATCCGACCGCTGATGATCCCGTGCCGCATCTCTACGTTGCGGACGTGCGCCGAACGCGCGACGGAGCTTTCGAGCGTGACAAGATAATCAAGATTACGGCGCAAACAGACGGTCCGTATGTGCGCCAGGGCATTGAAAACACCATTGACAGTAAAGACGCATTTGAATATATAGCGCGGGCAATACCTGACGTATCATGGGAAAAGCTGGAAATAAAGGGCGACAAGGGCGCACGCGCAACTCCGCTTGAAGCCATATTCGCATGCCCGGGGCATGTTCACGTCATGCGCGCCGATTGGAATGACGCATGGATCGACGAGATATTGCGCTTCGATGGCAGTGGGAACGATCACGACGACCAAGTCGATAACTTGAGCGCGGGATATCAGTACCTTGTAGCCGAGAATGTCGGGGGTTGCTACTAACTAAAACCCATGCTATAATGGCGCATTATTTATTAAGGAGTGTAATGTGGCGACCAATAAAAAGAACAAAGACTTGGTGTTAGAATACGTGCGCGCATATCGATCAACGTCGAGCTGGCAACTCGCCGGAATGCTCATGAAAGAGTTTCCGGGGCATTACAAGTCGCTTGATGCGGCGCGTAGTTCGGTTAGGTATTATCGCGGCGCTATCGGTACGCGATGTCGCGCTTGGATGGCAAAAGACAGCTACACGCCACGCATTACCGCCCCGCGTTCTGACTGCAAATCGCTTGAACCGTTTGTTATTGGATACGACAGCTTCCCGGTTATTATCGGCGGAGACGCGCACTTCCCGTATCACGATGAAGACGCGGTTGATATGTTCTTCGATCGTGCCGCAACTATGGGCGCAAAGACCATCGTCCTATTAGGCGATTGGATGGACATGTACCAGGCTTCGAGCTTCATCAAAGACCCGCGTTCGCGGCGCATACCGGAAGAAGTCGAGATGATGCGCGACTTCCTGGCGGGCATTCGCAAGGCGTTCCCGGGTGTTCGCATAATCTACAAAATAGGCAACCATGAAGACAGGCTTGAAACGTATCTAAAGAGCCGTGCCCCCGAACTCTACGGGCTTGACGATATAACGCTTGCCAATCTGCTCCGCCTTGAAGAGTCCGGTATAGAAGTCGTGCCATCTCGCCAGATGATGAAGATCGGCAAACTCTACGCGCTTCACGGACATGAGGTCGGCAAGGGCGTATTCTCGCCGGTCAACCCCGCGCGCGGGCTGTACCTCAAAACAAAGAAGTCCGCTATATGCGCACATTACCATCAGACAAGCGAACACGTTGAGAAGAACCTCGACGACAAGGTAGAATCCTGCTGGACAATCGGATGCTTGTGCAACATGAAGCCGGAATACATGCCGGTCAACCGATGGAACCACGGGTTCGCGGAAGTATACGCCGAGGATGATATGTACACGGTTAAAAACCGGAAGATCATTAACTACAGGGTGGTGTAAGATGACCTATATCTCCGGCCCCATGACGGGCATTGAAGGTTTCAACTTTCCGGCGTTCAACGCGATGGCTGTTGTGTTGCGACTTCGCGGCGAGAAGGTGTTTAACCCGGCGTGTCACCCACTTGACGCGGGGTTTGACTATGCCGACTTCTTGAAGCTAGATATCCAGGCCCTACTTTTATGCGATAAGATATACATGCTTAAAGGTTGGGAGAACTCGAAAGGCGCGACGCTCGAAAAAAGCATCGCGGAAGCATTGGGTTACGAAGTGGAGGTAGAGGGATGATGCCGATATGGTTAAAGGTTACAGTGTCTATCATCGGGGTGTTGGTTGTTGTTGGTAGTGAAACGAAGATAAACACAATCACAGACCTTGTTGTATTCTTTTCGGTGTACGGGTTTGCCGCCGCGCTTATCTTTCTGCCATGGGTGATTAAATGCTAATCGGCATCTGCGGCCACGCACGACATGGCAAGGATACCGCAGCCGACTTTATAGTAAAACATCACGGCTACCGCAAACACGCGCTTGCCGACGTGATGAAAGAAGCGTGCCGGGTTATATTCGGATGGGACGATACATATCTATATGGCGAACTCAAGGACGTCATAGACCCGCGCTACGGGATATCGCCGCGCCATGCACTCCAGACGCTCGGGACGCAGTGGGGACAATGGGAACTGTCAAAATATGACAGTTTCTCTGACGTTACTGGGCGCAAGCTCTGGGTCAACTCGCTACTCAATCGCGTATCGGGCGACACGGTTATATCTGACGTCCGGTTCCCGCATGAGGCCGAGGCGATCCGCGAGCGCGGCGGTGTTATCATCATGGTGCGACGCCCTGGCTACGCCGTTGACCTCACGCATGAGAGCGAGGCGGCGGTCGAGCAGATTAAACCCGACTATGTAATCAGGAATGCGTATACATTGGCATGTTATGAAGAGGACGTACTCGCCGTATATGACGACATACGGGCAAACAAGGAGGGGCGTAAAGAATGAAAGTAGGGCAAATGATAAAAGACAACGATCCGCGCGTAGGAAACAGGGTTCTAAAGATAATCGATTTTGATGGAGATTATGCCATCGCAAAACAAGGAAGGCTGCATAGCGTAAGAATCCGGGTTGACAGGATTTATAATGACGGCAAGCAACGTCGAAGCGGTTTTTCGTTGCTGTAAACTAATCGATAGTTATAATAAACGCGCATATTTGCGGATAAAGATAACTATAGTTGGGGTTGACAAGTTGCGCAATGTTGACGCATAATTAGTTATGCTGAACATTGCATAAGGGTTTTATACGGTTCAGCCTAATATATGTTAGGACGACGGACAGCCGCATATCGGCTACGCCAATACGCGGACAATCCGCGAAAGGAGAAAGAGGATGGATGTCAAAATAAAAGTCGGTCAGCTATGGCAGGAAGCAGACAAACGATACAAAAGAATCGTTCGCGTGCTTGCGATAAACGGCGATGAAATTACTATCATTACCGAAAGTAATAGCTATAAATCTTCAAGAAAATACTCGCCGACAAAGGCAAGCCGGAAGCGTTTCAAAGGTAGCCAGGCATCATCCCACTGTGGGTATTTTCTCGTAGAAGAATCCTAACAACCGCTTCAACCTGACTCAACGCAGTAGCGTTTCGCAGGTTA